TCCAACGAACTACGGGGGTACGGACTAACACCTGTAGTAACACCTGTGGCCCCGTGGGTGACCTAGGATAACGGGGCATTAACTACAGGAGACTATTATGTCGGCAGAAGTAATCAGCATGGAAGAGTTTAATGACTCTAAGATAGAAAGGATGAGTCCTTATGAGGACGAGCAGTTCACAAAAGACTTTGAGTGGGCGCAGGAACAGTCCCATAAGGCGGTGCATCTAGCTGGAAATACAATCAGGGTGTTACTTTTAATACACCACCTTGTAGAGGATACTCTACTGCACTGTGAAGGTCTGCCTGAAGATGCGATGGCTGATATTAAAGAAGGCTTTAAGACTTACGTAGACAGCGGAATCGAGTCCTTTGAAAGCCCCAATGTATGCGAAGAATGTGGCGAATGACTCCTTACGAATCCTTTATACATAAGTCCAGATATGCTAGGTATCTCTACGATAAAAACCGTAGAGAGACTTGGGGAGAGACGGTAGACCGCTACTTTGAGTTTATGCAGGGGGTAGCCCCTGATGTAGGTATACCGGCCTCTCTCCGAACTGCTGTGCTTGTCCGTGATGTCGTTCCATCAATGAGAAGTTTTATGACAGCGGGGCCAGCTTTAGCGCGAGATAACATGGCTGGTTACAACTGTAGCTACCTTACTGCGGATCATGTAAGGGCGTTCGACGAGAATCTATATGTCCTGCTCTGTGGTACTGGAGTTGGGTTCTCCGTCGAGCGTCAGTACATTAACAAGCTACCAGAGATATCTAACGAATTCCATGACACAGACAGTATCATCAAGGTTAGGGACTCTAAGATAGGTTGGGCTGCTGCTCTCCGTGAGTTAGTCAGCTTACTGTACTCTGGTGCTGTGCCTAAGTTAGACTTCAGCCGTATAAGACCGGCTGGGTCCAGACTAAAGGTTTTCGGGGGAAGGGCCAGTGGAAGTGAGCCTCTGGAAAGGCTATTCAATCACTATATTAGAATATTCCGAAATGCTTCTGGGCGTAAACTCAACAGTATAGAGTGTCATGACCTACTGTGCTTCAATGGAGAGGCTGTGGTAGTAGGGGGTGTACGCAGAGCCGCTGAGTTAAGCCTGAGCAACCTCACTGATGAGCGTATGCAACGGGCTAAGATGGGCCAGTGGTGGGTAGAGGAAGGGCAGAGAGCCTTGTCTAATAACTCTGTGTGCTACACTGAAAAGCCAGACATTGGGATATTCATGCGTGAATGGATTTCTCTGTACGAATCCAGAAGTGGAGAGCGTGGCATATTCAACAGGAAGGCTGCTCAAGACCTTTCCCCTGAGCGTAGGGATAGTACCTACGAGTTCGGTTGCAACCCTTGCAGTGAGGTGATTCTCAGACCTTCTGGTTTGTGCAACCTCAGTGAGGTAATACTAAGGCCCAGTGATAGCCTAGCCTCTGTAGCTGACAAGGTAGCACTGGCCTCCATCTTGGGTACTTTCCAATCCATGCTGACTGATTTCCGTTACGTGCGTCCTGTGTGGAAGAAGAACGCAGAAGAAGAAAGACTGCTTGGCGTCAGCTTTACAGGAGTGTACGACTGTCCAGCAATACTTAATGCTACTCCCAAACAGCTTGAGAGTCTACGTGATGTAGCCATCAAGACTAACAAGGAGTGGGCTGAGAGGTTAGGGATAGAACAATCTGTAGCTGTCACCTGTGTAAAGCCATCAGGCACTGTGTCTCAGCTTACTGGTGTTGCATCATCAGGACTGCACCCAGCCTACGCTAAATACTACATACGTAGAGTAAGACAAGACAAGAAAGACCCATTGAACCAAGCGTTAGTAGATGCTGGCGTTCCCTACGTGGAAGACCCGTATAACTCAGAGGCATGGGTGTTCTCCTTTGCTGTGAAGGCCCCAGCTAAATCTGTAATCAAGGATCAGGTAGATGCTATATCTCACCTTGAAACATGGAAGAAGTTCACCTTACACTGGTGTGAACACAAGCCTTCTGTGACGATCTATGTAGCAGAGGACGAATGGTTAAAGGTTGGTTCTTGGTGCTATGATAACTTTGATATACTCAGCGGTGTTAGCTTTCTTCCAAAGGCTGATGACGCTCACATATATCAGCAAGCCCCTTACGAAGAAATAACTAAGGAGGAATACAAAAACTATCCCAAGCTAAAGGATATAGACTGGTACTCTGTGGTGGAAGAAACTGATAACACAACAGGTAGTCAGGAACTAGCCTGTACAGGAGATGCCTGTGAAATTCTCTAGAGAACTAAGAGGTCCAGATAGAGGGCCAATAGAGAAAAAGAAGAGGTGGGCTAACAAGAACTACACTAGATGGGTGGCTACATTACCCTGTGTAAATTGTGGTATGGATGATGACACAGTAGTAGCCCATCATTTAAAGCACAGGTATGCCCCATACTCTGGGGGTGGAGTGGCGCTCAAGGCCAATGACTTCTTTACAATGCCCCTGTGTTTTACTTGCCATGACAAGGCCCACAACGGGGATTCAGACGTACTGGACTGGCAAGCCCAGTTCATATTTAAAACACTTGACTCTGCCTTTAGAGTTGGTATACTAGACTACAAAGAGCCAAGAAGACTATTTGGAGAAGACTTAGATGATTAACCGGAGTATGTAAGACATGAAAAAACTTTCAGAATATTTTAAGGACAGGAAATGGTATAGTAATGATAAGCCAAAACCAATGCCTATAGATTCAAGCCCAGAAGGGATTGATATTACGATACGGAACATCAATCGGGTAACCATGCCACGAAGTGATGATTCTGGAACCGATAGGGGGGAGTATTACGAGTTCTTGGCAAAGTGTGATCTGTATAGGGCTTTATGTGGTATCGCTGGGTTCAAGGAATTCCGCAGACAAGATGAAGACGATCATTCATGGACGGTAGAGGCAGACATAAGGCCCACTTGCGATTACCACAATGGCGGAAAATGGGGTGTCAAGAAACTTGGTTGGCTGGTGATGTGTGATGGAGAATTATATTTTACGTCCAAAAGAAAGCAGGACTGTATAGACTGGTTAAGAGAGAATGTTCCTCCGTATGTTCATAGCGAACCTTGGTACTCAGACCTTCCGGGGTACGGTACGGAACAGGGGGTTTACTTAGGTGATGGAGTATACGGACATTGATTGACGAACAATCAGTAGAACGTGCGCTACACTGGATGTCAGAGAATGTTGGCACTCTGTCAAAGGCCCTTGCAGACCGGAAGTACCTTGAGGACTTTAAAAAGGTTAAGCTGTCTATGCTTATACAGGAAGCTCCGCCGGGAACCGTCTCTTCCAAGGAGTCGTGGGCAACATCCCATGAAGACTATGAAGAAGTGTTACAGGGTCTAAGGGCAGCGGTTGAGCAAGAAGCAGAACTTAAACATATGTTCACCATAGCGGAAGCAAGGATAGAAGTATGGAGAACGATCCAAGCAAACAACAGAGCAGGGGTTGTATAATCTCCGTGGATGAGATACAATTAGATGAATCGTGGTTACAGGACTACAACGATGCAATGCAAGCCCTTAACCATAATGAAGAGTTAATTCAACAGCGACGAGAGGAACGCAAAATGCCGTATGAGCAGAAAGATAATTCACTAAATTTGTTTGTGAATAAGTTTAAGAAGGACGGTGGAAGGGAGCCAGACTTTACTGGTGACGCTTTGGTAGATGGGAGAGAGTGGAAGGCTTCAGCGTGGAAGAACAAGGACAAGAACGGCAACACCTACCTTGGTATCCAGTTCAGACCGCCACAAGACTCTGCTAAACGATTCCCACAGGCGCAGAAAGCATCGGGTTCAGACCCATTCGAGATGGACTGATGCTTCTAGAGTATCACGATGGACAAGATGTAGAACTAGAATTCGACGAGAAAAAGCACTACTATTCCGTTGATGGGGAGTATGCTCCCTCAGTTACTACGATCCTTGACTCCATAGCTAAACCCGCTTTAGTACCGTGGGCAGCTAATGAAGGTGCTAAGTTCTTTATCTCCCATGTTCATGAGGGCATGAAGGTAGAGGACATGGCTAAGGGGATACGAGGGGCGTACAGAACCTCTTCTGGTTCTGCCCTTAATATAGGTATGGAAGTTCATAAGTGGTGCGAGGAAGCGATCCTGTGGAAGTTAGGCAAGGGAGAAGCGCCCCTACCTCTGGAACGAACTGAGTCCAAGAATGCAATCAACGCATTCAGAGAGTGGGTCAAGGCTAACGATGTGGAGTGGCTTACTGTGGAAGAGAAGGTCTATCACAGAGGGCATAAGTTCGCAGGTACTGTAGACGCTACAGCTATAATTAATGATGAGTATTGTGTAATAGACTTCAAGACCTCTGGTGCCATCTACTCAGCCTACCACCTTCAGTGTGCTGCTTACGCTAAAGCCATAGAGGACATGAGAGGCAAGGAAGTAGAGAAGGCATACGTCTTGAGGTTTGATAAGAAGACAGGGGAGTTTGAAGCTGGCTCATCCGTGGAAATACAGGATAACTTCATAGCCTTCTTGGGGTTCCTAGAGGGATACAGCAGACTAAGGACGCTAGAGAATAGGAAGGGGAAATGAATTCCCCCACGCTCGTAACCGTCAAGTCGGTAGACGACTGTCCATTTGGCATTACTTACAATGACGGGGACACTCATTTGCACATGGATGTGCCAGATAGGAACCTAGACATCTACGATGTAGATATAATAATTGAATGGCTAATAGCCTTTAGGAGAGATATGGTAAAAGCGAGGGATGGGGAATGAGAATAACAATCATTGTGATTATGTTGGGCTTAGTAATCCTTTTATGAACCTACTCATCATAGGTGACCCTCACGCTCATCCTGACTACGATAACAAGAGGTTTACTGCTCTTGGTAAGTATATAGCCAAGGAGAAGCCAGACATTATTGTGTGTATTGGAGACATGGCAGATATGCCAAGCCTGTCATCCTACGACAGAGGAACGAAGGGATTTGAAGGTAAGAGGTACAGTAAGGATATTAGTGCTGTTCTGGATGCCCAAGATAAACTCCTAACCCCTATCTATAAGACCAGAGGCTATAATCCAGTTCTACATATGTGTGTAGGCAACCATGAGGATAGGATAACGAGGGTAGTGAACGCCCAGCCAGAACTGGAGGACGCGATAGGGTTATTTGACCTTGAGTACGAGGCACACGGGTGGAAGGTGACCCCCTTCAAGAAATCCATCACAATAAAAGGTATAGCGTTTAGCCATTACTTCACTGCTGGGATATCAGGTAGGGCGATAAGTTCAACACATATTGGACACGCAATGGTTACAAAATTACACTGCTCTGCTGTGCAAGGACACTCACATTTATACAATCATGCTGAACAGACTAGACCGGATGGTCAGAAGATATTTGGCCTATCTGTAGGATGCTACTCTCACCCTAACTACACTGAATCTTGGTGTCAGGATACTGAGTACCAGTGGTGGAGAGGAGTCATTATGTTGGAAGGGCTAGACGGAGAGGGGTATTACAATGGGATAAAAGCTGTGACTCAGAGGAGTATCCTAACTAAGTCCTAGACATGAAGATAATTCCTCACACCAAGGAGATGATTAAGGAAGCCCAAGAGTGGGGGAAGAAGTTGGGGGCTATAAAGAATTCCATAGTCCGTGGTAGAGGTAACATGGCAGGGAAGTTGGGGGAGTTGGCCTTCTCAGCCTACATTGGTTCTCCGCTGGAAGATAGGTCTGATTATGACATGATACACGGCGGGGAGAGGCTGGAGATAAAGACTAAACGGCGTACCGTACCACCCCTACAGGATTACGATGTTTCTGTCGCCCCCACAAGTACCCACCAGAAGGCTGACAGGTATGTGTTTATAAGTATTGAATTCGATAGGAAGGATAAGAAGAACAACTTTTACGGTGTAAAGTCCGTTTGGTTATGCGGGGATAAGGATGTAGCGGAGTATAGAAAGAACGCTTTCTTACATACTATGGGAAGCATAGATATGCTAAATATGAGAGTGCGAGACTTAGACCAGTCCTTCTAAAGGTGCTTTATACTTGTTACACACCCTGCGGGAAAGCAGGTAACTGAGTACCCTATAGGCTTTTCTTTCTTCTTGTGCTCTTCTAGAGCATCATCAAAGTCTAGTGTGTTGCAAATCTTCAATACTTTTTCATCTTGGTACTCTAGCCAGCCGACAGAATAGAAGGTAGGTAGTTCGCAGTCTTCTGCTACCACCCATCCATCATCCGATATTATATCAACCCATTCTACGAGAATAAGTTCTTTTGCTTTTTCTTTTTTCCGTGAGTTGTCAAGGGTCCGGGGAGTAGCCACCCCAACAACATCGGAACCACAAAAATTAGTACTAGCAGCCATCCACCCATCTCCACCAGTGATCCCAGTAAATCCCAGAAG